TCCTGTGGGCCCTAGAACCTAGTCCCCAATTGGCTTTCCAAATATCCCTCCGGGGAAAAGATGGAGGGGGCGGCGATGAGGGTGGGGGGCTCAAATTGCGAACCCCCCTCCCCCGGTGTCGTCGAAGAAATTTTATTTTTCAATCATCGATCTCGAAAGTTTGATAGAAATTTGTTCCATCAAGATTGAGAATTCGATCAATTGCATTTTCAATTTCTTCGATTTCAAGTTCTTCACTTAACGAATCACTTGTTGTGCACAGCCTAGCCACCAGGCCACAGGTACCGTAGCCGTGGGCCGTGTCAAAAGCAAACCATTCGTCCCATGAAGTTCTTGGATCGTAAGGATTGTCCACTGTGGACAGCATCCTAGCCATAGTAGACCTCCTCAGAGAGGCCCTGTGAGAGGGTGTGTACCATGGTATGGTCAGCCCTCCTCTAGAGCACGGTGTACAGAAGTTGTAGAAATTCCCAAAGCTTCAGCAATCTCAGCAGCAGTCTTACCTCTACTACTCATAGCCTTGGCTCTGGCCACCATGCTGGACGATACCTTAGGCTGGGACCTAGGTGTAGCCAGTTCCCTAACTACTGATTCATCAGCAAGTTCAAGAACCTTGTTCAGTGCAGCCTGTGATACAGCACCTTCCTGGATAGCCTGCCACTCTCTAGGAGTGATAGCGAAAGGCTTCTTACCAGCCCCCGTTCTTTGACGGGCCTCGGCTAAAGCCTGGCGCCGGGCTTTCTGGAGTCGCTCTTTATCATTGGCAAGAGTTGGATCAGCTTGCTTCTTCGCCCTGATTACCGCGTCTGCCAGTACCTGTGCCTGGCGTTCACGGGGTTTATTCCGGAGGGCCTCGTTTACTTTGGCCTTGAGGGACTTAACTTCAGGGGCATAGGTCTTTGCGGCCTGGGGGTTCTTTCGAACAGAGGGGATAGCCAGCGTAGCCTTACGGGCTTCGTTAGCCATAGCCTTCAGTTCGTTAGAGTGATTGGCATAGACCGTTTCGATAGCGCTCCCGTTCTTTGAAACGAGGGAGTATGCATCATGAGTCTCCGCCAACTTAGTGGACTTCTCAGTACGAAGCACGGTCTTACCGTGCTTATCCACATAAGTAGCCCCAGTCTCTTCATAGACCTTGCGTCCAGTCTTCTTGTCAACGGGCCCGCCCTTTGAAGCGGACCGGGCTTTTCTCTCAGGAATCCGTTTCTCAGATGAGGCACGGCTAATGAGAGTGGAAGCCCCAGCGTTTGCCTTACCCTGGTATTTCTTCTTGAGGGCGGCAATACCGTTGTCAATCTCGGACTGCTTGTAGTTGAGCTTGTGCTTCTCAGCATCAATCACAACCATGGAATGCCTGACGGCCCGGGCAATCTCAGCCTGGTTTGCGCCACCGATTGTCATATCGGTGATCAGGTTTGAGACCTCACCCATTTTCATCTGCTTCTGCTTAGAAGTCATGGGCGTCATTCCGGGGTAGGCAGGATACATAACCTTGGGATCGAAATCCTTCAGGCCCTTCAGAGCGGGAGAGGTCTTCACCTTTCCGCTATTGTTCGGAATACAGAGAACAGAGTCTCCATCGAAGTCTGCACCAGACAGACGCTCAGCCACCTTAGGGTGGATTCCGATTGCATCCTTAACCTTAGTCCCTATTGCTTTTCTGGCATGGGGGTTTTTGTTGTTGACTGTCAGTTCAGGGATCTCGAATCGTCCACCGTGAGGGTGACGAACAAGAACAACCTTCTCCCCATGTTTGAAGTTAGGGGCGTAAACCTCTGTGGTCTTCATCTTGGGAACGGGAAGGATTACCTGACTGGCCTGCCGAGGTAGAGCTGCCGCCTTAAGATCGACGGCATCGGAGTCAACAGAATCAGCAAACGACTGAAGCAGCTTCTTCTTGACCGAGGGGTTCGTGAGAGCCATAATCTCTTCGAACTCTGCCCGGCGCTTGTCTCGTACCTTCTGAAGCTGTTGCTTAGCAAGAGAGACGGGCTGCTTCGAAAGGAACTGGGAGCTCAAGGTCTTAGACCAATCGCCCCAAGTGCCTTCGTCGTTAACGATGTTCATCGCAGAGAGCTTCTTCCGACCATTCGAGTCAGTGTAGTGAAGCTGCTTGCGGATTACTGAACCGAATGGGTTCGCCGGGTCACCTGTCTGCTTCTTGAGGGCGTCCAGTTTGTTTCCGGTGGGGTTCTTATTTGTGTTGAACCGGAGATCATATCCCTTAGGAATGTCATCCGAATACATCGCCATACCCTTGAGGTAGTGCGTGCCGTCAACACTGATTCGAACCTGAGCGTAGTTGGAAGAACCGAGGGAGAGGTCTTTGACTCCACGTCGAACCTCAATGACACCGTCCATATCGGTACCACCCTCATTTCCATAGCGAACCTTCAGTCGCTTGCTGGAAACGGCAGTGGGCTTCTCGATACCGTATACCGTATGACCCCGGTCCTCGATATTGACCCCGGGGGCCTTAATTTCGCCCCTCTTGGCCAGAACCGTCTTGTAGTCCATGCCCGGAGGCACCAGGACCTTCATTTCGGTGAACTTACCAGTAGTCTGCTGCTGGACCTTCACCTTGTGGACGTGATAGCCCTCAGCCTCGAGCATGGCGGTTGCGGTCTTCATCTTGGTGCTCGTAACACCCATGTTGACCTCAACGCCGAGTCCGACGTCAAGTAGACCGTCCTTACCAACCTGCTTCTTAAGCTCCTTGGCAAGAGCCTCAGTGCTCCCCGCCCTTTCTTTGAGGGTGGGGTCTAAAAGCGCTCGAACGGAAGACTCATTTATGCCCATGCGGCGACCAATGGCCGTGTTAGACATTCCCTTCTCTTTGAGTCGGGCTACCATTGCAACGTCAGCCTTACGCTTCTCGTTCTTGGCAATGGACTTCTGGGCTCGAAGCTGGGTGGTGGTCATACCAAGACCCTTGGCGATCTCAGTCTCAGAGAGACCCTTCGCTTTGAGGTCTTTGATGGTGGAGAGCAGATCACCAGAGTGCTGGTGCGGGTCCTGTCCAGAACCCCAAGGATAGCGCCCGGAACGGCGCTTAACACCATAGTGGGCGAGATCCATTAGGCCTCCTCTTCCTTGATCTTCTCGATCAGCTTGTCGAATTGGATGATGGTGTCCATGATAGGGGCGATATCATCGCCCTCCGGGTTTGCTACCTGAATATCGTCATTCTGGTATATACGGAGCTCGTAGTTGATAGCCCCAGGACGCTCATCATACTCAAGGCAGAAGAGTGCCGCGTAAATCATGAGCTGATCAATCTTGGCCGGGTGTACCCCAGTCTTCAGATCGTGGATGCGAAGCAGGCCCTTGTCAAAGGAGATAGCGTCAGCAGTGCCAAAGCAGTTGACCGAGTAAAACAGGACTTGCTCCGGCTCCATCCGAAACCCAATAGCATCGTTAACATAGTTGTTGAATGTCACCTTGTTTCGAGGCATGCGCATCTTCAACCGAATGTGCTCAGCGGCGAGCTCGTGAAGACGGGTACCCTTTGCGGAAGCCTGGGCGGTTCGGAAGGTCTCAATCAGTTTATCTGGAGAGTAGTTGAGCCAGTGATACTTACTGGCAGAAAGGAATGCGTGGGCCCCACTAAGCTGTGAGTGATTGTTGAACTTCACTGAGGATCTCGCTCTCGTTCTCAGGGTAGATGAATGCAGCATACGACATAGCATGCATTGTCCGAACATAGTGTGCCTGGTTCGGACGGACTGAGGCAATGGCGCCTCGCTTCACCTCAAGGGCCGCCCAACGATTCTTGTAGAGAAGAATCAGATCGGGGATGCCTTGAATGTAGTTGGGGTCATTTTTCAAAATGATGATCCCAGGTAGCATCTTGTTCAGCTTCTTGATGAGCTGTGCTTGGAATTGTGACTCACGCATGGTGTGCTCCTCTGGGTAAGCCTATAAGAAGGGATAGGCTTGTTTCTATCCTTCTTATCATTATATGCGTAGATTGCGACAAGGGGTGTCACACGTATTGTGGATACTTGCGGGAGGGGTATCTTTTGATCTGGGCGGGGTTTTGTTACAGATGTGACAAATGTGAAAATCCGATCGATAAACATCATCAAACATCATCAAACATCCTCAAGGAAGTTGGTGGACAAAAAAGTGGTCAAAAACACTATTTTCATATATATAATAAAAAATCAATCAATCAATCAATTAATAAATTTCACAAAAAATGGCCACTTCCGACTTTTCGTTGCAATTCCAAGGAAAAGTCCACAATACGTGTGACACCAAGTGGCCACTTTTTTGGCCACAATACGTGTGACGCGCAACATCAGTCACATCCGTAACACGAAAAAGTGGCCACATGGTCAAAAAAATGGCCACTTAGTGGCCACTTGGTATCCCGTCACACGTATTCTAACCGACGAAAGCCCTCTCGTTGAACACCTTCTTCGAGCTCAGCGACCGCCGAACTGCCTTATCGATCGACGAATCCGACTCGAGAAAGTAGTACTTCAACCGAGAATATGGAGTGTTCAATCGGTCGATCCGACCCTCGCACTGCTCCGTCACCCTCCACGAGTAGTTCAGCGACCAGAAGAGAACCGTATCGGTACTAGTACAGTTCCATCCCTCTGCTGCCGAGGTGTACTGACAGATATAGATCCATCGGTCTCCTCCTGGAATAGCATCGTGCCGATGTCCATTCCATTGCGCCGTAGGCAGTCCAAGGCTCTCTGCAACTGCAAGGATTCGATCGAGCTCATAGTTGTAATTGTAGAATACGATAACCCTCTCATTGCTTGAGAGTATGCGCTTGGCTTGCTCTGAACGCCAGTCATTGTCACTGACCACCTTTCTCAAGATTCTGCAGACCCCACCTGCATCTCTAAGGGGTTCCTCAGTCCAGGGATCCATCCTGTTCTTCACGACCCACTTATACAAGTCACGGTCGTAGTCGCAGTAGACAGTCTCCCTCTCACGAGTAGTATGTCGCTCCACCGGCATCTCCACAAGGATACTCCGTCGAAGTCGCTGTAGCTTCGCCTCCCCTATGTATCGTTTGACCTTGGGGTATTTTGCGAAGCGGTCAAATATGACATGGTCCTCCATGAACTCCGTACGAGTCCTGAAGAATCCGTGAGCCATGAACACCGGGAGGTAGTCCATCCAGACATCTCCAGGGGTGGCTGATAGCAGAAGCCAGGTGTTCTTACGAGCGATCTTCAAGAACTCCTTGACCCAGCGCCCACTGCCGGAAGCACGCTGTTCATCAAAAAAGAATACCGCGTGTTCCCGATCCGAGTACTTCCCGATGTTGTTCCACGAGTCCACCACAATGGATGAACCAGTAAAACTACATGCAGGATCAGTACTCAGACCGAGACGCGCGGCTTCCTCCTCCCACTCGAGGGAGTCCCGCTTCTTAGCGGTTGTGATGACATACAACGTAGGGGAGCCCTTGACCTTCTTCTTAGCCAAGGACCCCCCTTTCTTGAACGAGGCGGCGTTACAAACCGACGTGAGGTACCACGCCAGGCTAGTCAGGGTCTTCCCCGAACCAACGCCACCCGCCAAGATGCTGCCGTTCTGCAGTTGACGCACCGCCTGGATCTGCTCAGGGCGATACGTAACTGTCATGGTTAGTGTGTTCTCCTTTCGAGACAGGATCCGAAGATCCACTCATCGAACTCAGACTTCACGAGCTGAATCCCGAGTCGACCTTCCTGGTACTCCTCCTTACGGAACTCGGAGTTGGACTTAAGGTAGAGGTTGCTAACAGCAAGATTCCGTCGGTTCCCGTCCTTGTACTGAACCCAGTATCCATCCGGAATCTCTCCGACGAACAGACTCCACACAAGCACTGCTGCCGAGTACACCTTGCGCTGTCGACCAATTCCAGGCTTCTCGAATCGGTACATGTAGCACCCGTCCTTGTACCGGGGTGTCAGGAAACGACCGGTGTTCTTGTTTCGAACCCGCCCAAGGTCAGATACCTCGTACTTATCATTGAGGCCGGGGATCGTCTTCCACTGCTCAGTAGCCAAATCGAGTCTTTCTATCCGACTCCGACTCAGTGCATGAGCCGAAGATGTAGTCGTCGAATTCAGAGACAGTCTCATCGAAGATACGATCCTGCTCTGCGTTGTACTCCTCATACCAGGCCTGCCGGTACTCTGAGTAGGACACCAGCTTGAGGTTCTCAAGACTGCAGTTGGCCATGTCACCATTCAAGTGAATGACATAGTGCCGCCTCCCGGGTTCTCCATGGAACGCACGCCAGATAGTCACACCACAGCGAACCATGGTCTGCTTACCTGAGTCATCGCGATACAGGGAGAACCCGGGGGCTCCGTCAGAACAGCGCTGGATAGTCAGAACCCTACCTGTCGAGATATTCCGCACCCGACCGAGATCAGATGCCTCATACCTTGAGTAGGGGTGGGGTAAATTTCTCCAGCGCTCAGTCAATGTGCATGGCCTTGATGTGGTCCAGGGTGTACTTCTGCTCACCCGTCTCCGAGTCCGTGACAATACGGAGCTTGATGGCGGGGCGATTGTAGTAGTACCGCTTGTTCTTCTCCTCGTCCTGGAAGACAAAGAAGAGAACCCCCTTAGCAATCTCCTGAACCCTGATCAGCTTCATAGGTACACCAGAGACCGTCACATCCAGGATCGCATCAGCTCGGAGAGTCTTCTTGATCTCCTCGAGGTCCTTGATCTCCTGAGTCGGATCGTCAAGGGACCAGGAACCTGAAATGGGATTGTAAATGAACTTCTGAGTCAGAGGCATCCGGATCCGAGTCATGAAGTCGCTGTCCTGACGCTTGAGGTAGATGTACCAGCAGGACTCCCCGTCATACGAGTTAAGCTCCAGACCCATAACGTGCCAGAACTTCTCCTGATGAAGGACGATTACCGGCCTGAGCTTTCGGAACGTGTCGCTGATGAAGATCTCGTCAAACTGCTCGAGGTTGATGCGCTTGGTGCTTCCCATATGAATTGCCTTCCATGCTTGCTGGGGTCGGTACTGGATGAACTCATACTCCTCAATGTTCTTGAGGAGGATACTCTCTTGGGGACACGTGTTGATATTAAACAGAACTGCGCTTTCGGTATCTACGTCATAGAGTCGCCGATACTCGAGGATGCGTACCTCTCCCTCGGATGCTTTGAACTCTACATACATAGCATTTCCAGATGCGTATGTGTCGTGGATATGCGCGAGGAAGTCCTTACCCTTGATAATACGAGGGGTCTTGTACCATCCACCATCAGTCAATTCAGTCATGTCTTCCTCAGAAATAACGGATCGTGTCGGCGGCCCACTCGACATTCTCGAGAACCCAGTCGTAACTCTGGTGCCCCTTCTCGTTAGTCATAGCGTGCCGGGTGAACTTGGACTTCTGGGCGTCCGACATACGGAAGGTGTACCAGTGTCCGGTCTCTCGCTCGGCAGTGATCCACAGGTCAGTAGAGCCGGGAACTCGCATGAATGACTTCACGTGGTACTGCCTGGACTCGTAGAAGAATGGAGCAGGCTTACCCTCACGAGCAGTCCAGTAGTCGTAGTACTCCTTGGCGTTATAGGTCTTCCGCTCCTCAGCGAGGAAGAGGACCGACCCGTTGCTCATCAGGTCTCCGTTCTTGATCCTCATCTTGGTGATGAGACCCTCAGCATTGGTCATATACATGATCCACTGGTCGTCACAAGTGGGCTTGAACTCTGTAATGAAGAGGTCCTTGTTCCGGTAGAGGAACGTGGGAAGCATAACCCCGTCCGTCTGCTTGAGCTTAGCAAGGTACTGCATGCGAAGCTCGTAGATGTCAACGGGACCCTCGTCAACCTTGATAAGAGTGATCATTTTGCGCTCCTTTTAATACGTCTGGGGATGTCGTACTCGTCGAGAAGGTAGTCCATGAATGCGAAGAGATCCTTCTCAATCTCATCCGCGAGCTCTCGGTTTCGAACCTGAGAGACGTCAACGATGAAGCGATAGCTGTTGTTCGCAGTCCGCTTCTCAAGGTGAACGGAACACCGTGGCGTACGTCGACGCTCAGGGTTCTTGATGTAGTCGAGCACGATCTCTCGACCAGGCTTAAGATCCGGGTTAGGATATAGAGTCTCTCGAGGTTCCTTGCCCTCAGCCCGATCTCGCTTCCGAGCCTCATAGAGGGTCTTCTTCTCGAACTCCTCTGATTCCTTGACCGCCTTCAGAATATCATCAGCACTGACGATAAGTCGGCTAGCCACGTGTGTCCTTTCTATGAGTGGGGACCCCGGGGCCCTTTTACAGACCCCGGGGTATAAAATCAGCCGCGCCGCATCTCCCTGATGAAGATCCAGATGAGCCAGAATCCTCCAGTCATGCCAGTCATGAACACGTCGAACAGGAAGTTGAACAGACCGTAGCGTCGCATCAGGCAGCCACCTCTCCGTCCTCGTACTTGGCGTCGAGCGGGTCCTCGGCGATAGTGACATACATCGTACCCAAATATGCCTTCACGCCGGAGTTCCCATTGACCTCCCAGACATAGGGGTTGATCGTGAGATCCACGTTCAGGATCTCGACGTAGTCCAGGCTGTCGACAGTCTGCTCAGTGATAAACACCTTCCTTCGAGTCAGGTTCGGGATGCAGACGATCTTCGGAGGACGGGCCCGGTAGGAAACCTCCACCTTGAGATAGTGTGTGAGGGCATCCGGGTCAGTTCGAGACTCCCGGGACTTCAGATTCCATCCGTCCTTCTCGAGGGCCTCAACCATGTCCTCGGGGATCTCAACGCAGAAGGTGCGCTTCGTACCACCGGCGTAAGGACCAGCAGCGGAGAAGTCCTTGAAGAAGATGCGGGCGTTCTCGATAGTCAGGTTGCCAAGTCGTGCCATTGTGTGCTCCTTAGAAATCGGCGTGGATACGGAAGTCAGTGTGAACTCGAGTGGTGTCCCAGGATCCGATCTCCAGGACCTTACGGATGAACCCAGTGAGGTTCTTGCGCTGGCGGCACTTGAAGAGGATGGTCTTCACGCCATTAGGATAAGAGATCTCCCCGTAGACGCAGTTGGGCTGGCGGTAGAAGCTGACCTCTACATCGTTCTCGAGGTCGAACTGCATCACACCCATGAGTGCGCTGGAGAAAGCTGGGGTGACCTTGGACCGCTTGTCAATGAAGGGCTCCAGGTCCAGTCCCTCGAACTCACCAGCCTCCTCTCGAAGCTGACCGTCGGGGGTGAAGAAATCAATGATGCTCTTGTCTCGCTGGCTCATGCGATCCACTCGTCCTTAAGGTCGATCTTGTCGTGCATTACCTGCCTGAGGAACTCACAGGCGATCTGGTACTCACGGTTGTTGTAAATATAGATGGGCTTGATGGTGATGTCCTCGTCGTGGAGGAACACACGCATCACGATGATCCGGTGGATGGGATCATAGGTGACGATAAAGCTGTCCCCGTTCTTGAGCTGGTACTCAATGATATCGGGGGCGTTACAGATGACGAGAATATCGTCAACGTCATTCTTCTCGCGATACTCCACCCCTCGACGGAATGCATCGAAGCAGTCCTTGAGCTCAATAAACTCGGTATCGATCCGAAGATGGGTATCGTGGGCGACAATCTTTCCTGGCATGTGTGCTCCTTTCAGAAAGACCTATATCCCAGGTTCGGGATATAGGGTTAGAGATCAGTCTTCGATCTCGACGTGGTCTCGAGCTTCCTGTACGGCCTTGACGGTCGCATCGAACTGCAGCTCCACTTCGCGGGCAACGATTGCACTAGCAGCAACACCAGTACCTACGGATCCGAACCAAAGCAGAATCTTAGCGATTCCATTTGCGTTCGAAACCAGGGGTTTGGTGAGCTTGCTGGCAATCATACCAGCTCCAATGGAGGTGAGTCCGGAGATGATAATCTTGGCAACGGGCAGCATGAGTGTTTCCTTTCGAGTAGAGGGGTCTCATATTACCCTTAGTTTCTGACGCGGACCCCCGGGCCCTTTTACAGACCCGGGGGGCTTTTACACATCAGGTGTAGTTATGCCGGTAGCAACCAGCGTCCTGTACGAACATCCAGTGCCGCTGCCAGAAAGGCCCGCGGACAAGAACCCAGCGCCAGCATCCCATAGTGTTTCACCTCCTTCATGACTAGATCTTCGATAGACTACATCAGGTGTAGTTGTACCGGAAGCAGTTGGCGTCCTGTACGTGAATACGAGTCCAACCGTGCCAACGGGACCACATCCACATCCAACGTCCACACATATCACTTCACCGCCTCGTGGTACAATCGAGAAATAGTCTTCCTGCTCGAACCGGGCATAAACACCAGCTCGTTCAGGCCGTCATGGGTAAACATGTATGTAGTCCAGTGTACCCAGTTGAAGCACAGAATCTTGCCGTCTCGGGGACAGGCGATTCGACAGTACCCCAGGTCATCCTTGAGGATGCGGGCATTCCAATACTTATTGACTCGCCCATCCTGAGAATATACAGTCACTGTGAAGTGTTTGACGTTGACCCCGTAGATGATCGGGTCGTCAAGAACTGGGTCTCGATCCTTCTCGATCGAGTGCTCTTTGTACGGACCCCACTGGTTCTCGTACTCAGCCATCGTTATCCCCGTTCCAAATATACGGCTCAAGCTCCAAGGGTGAAGGCCTCGAAGTCGCCGAAGTCTCCGATCGCAGCCTTTGCATCGTCAGCAAGACCCTCGAAGTAACTCCAGTCGACCCACTCCTTCCAGTCGTCTGCGTGGGCTTCCTTGAATGATTCGAACTGTACCCACCGGTGACCGGTACTGCCTGATGCGGCATGGTACGCACCATCTTTCTCGCGGAGTAGGATCCCGCCTCCACGGTTCACGGGGACGAAGGCGCCGGTCTTACCGACGAACTCCATCTCTGGCTTCTCTTCAGTGTCGTTGTTGAGATACAGAGCAGTTGTAACGCTCTTGGTTTCCGCCACGTCTCGAATATCCAGCTCCTCCTTCGAGAAGAGCTCCTTGAAGACGTAGGGGTGCTGGAACTGGGCGCCGGTAGCACTCCAGTGTCCGTCCTCGTAGTCGACATAGACGGCCTTGTTCACAAGACACATACGGTCGTAAGTAGCCTCGTGCTCGAAGGTGTATCCGTACTTCTTGCCGAACTCCATGACCTTCTCGATGATCTCGGGAGTAGCCCTCGGAATCTTGATCGAGTCGGTCTTGATGTGCGCAACGTCGAAGCCCTGCTCCTGGACGAAGTGCTTCAGATCCACCATGAACAGAGCGCCACGCTTGGCGACAATGTTGTCCACATTGCGGGGGTCCTTGAAGGGGTTGGCGAACTTTGCCGCAGTGAGACCGTACACCGAGTTGATGACGATCTTGAGTGCGAAGGCCAGAGCCTCGTAATCGACGCCTTCCTCCAAGAAGGGGGCCAGGGCCCCATCGAGCAGTGTTCGGGCAGTTGCATCATCATGGTGCTTGATGGCTACTCGGGCTTGCTTGATCTCGCTGAAACGCTGAGTGTATCGGTCTCCGAAGAGGTTGAGACACTCGATTGAAGTGGGATGCATGCTCGCAACGTCGAGAAGTGCGACGTCGACGTAGATTCCTGGTTCGGCGTAGACGTATCCACCCTCACCGACCTCCTCCCCACGATAGGTAGACTTGCCGAAAGCGTACTGATAGCCAGGGAATTGCTCACTGAGATCGGTGTAAACGAACTCACTCTGGGGGTTCCTGTTCTTCCCGAAGATGATGAACTGACTGTGCTTGTTGGTCGTATCGTTAGGAGTCAAACCAGACAGTTCGGCAAGCATAAGGCGGGCCTGCCAGTCCGCATGGAGGTGATTGAAGACCTCCTCGGTTGCGATAACATCGTTATCACAGTACTCCGCCACCTCTTCCCAGCGATCCTCGGGAACATTCTCGTCCCAAGGAATACCAAGCTCCTGGTGATGCAGTCCAAGCTCGATCTCCCACTTCTTGAGGGACATCTTGGTGGCTGCGAAGTCGTACACATCGGTGTAGGACAGGTTGTACGCCTCAACGAACCCAGCAGTCACGCTGTTCTCGATGATGCGCTTGCTCAAGTCATACAGCTTGGCGTTGTTGAAGCCCAGCGTACGAGCATAGAGAATATGGTTGTCATACTTACGGCAGTTGAAGCCGACAAGCCGCATCTCACAGAGGGCCTCGATCTCTTCGGGGGTGGGGTTAATCATCCGGTGTACCTGCTGATTACCCTTCACCTTCCAGTTCACGAGGAACAGGTTCGGGAACACCTCACAGTCGAAGAAGACGAGCTCACCAGTAGGGAACCCAACGGACTTCTCCTCAGGATCCTCGTTGGTGAACGGCATCTCCATAACCGCCTTGATGGCTGCCTCAGACTGATGCGTCGAGTTCATGGCGAACGCCAGCACACGAGGCTTCAGGTCCTTGACATCGTACACCATCCCCTGTTCCTTGGCGTCACGGAGGATCTTTGCGATGAAGTCGACCGAGGGCTTGGTCGAGGGGTGGATCTCCTTCCGAAGGTTGCGCTCAATAAGCTCCCTGACCTTCTTCTCGTTGGCCATGGTGGTCTTGTTGATCACTTTCTTCTCCTTAAACGGCAGCCCCTCCGAAATATGAGCCACCGGGATGTTGTTGCAGTGAGTGACCTTTCTCCTCAGAGAGGAATCACCCGTGAAGACCTTGATCTCAATGTCTTCGTCGTAGAGCCTCGCCAGTTCGGAAGGATCTCCGTCGTAGATGTAGTGGAGATGAACTCCATTTCCACCTTGACTGGTCTCGGCGTAGGTAGGGGGCCATTCTGAGGCGGCCTGAAGGTTTCGATTAAGGTCCTTCCGACCGTCCTCCTTGATATCAAAGTCGATGACGATGTGGTTGTCGGGGACTTTGACGTAGTGGACTTCATGCGTGTCTATCTCACGAAGAGTGGTTCGAACGTTTGCCCATCGGAACTGCGGAGTCCCATGGTCTCCGGCTCTTTGGGCTGGGCAGTCAGCGAGTACCCCATCGAGAAGGGATTCGGTAGAGTCCAGGTCGATCGAATATGGTTTCTCTGGATCAGCTTCGAGTTCGGCAGGATCCAATAGGTGATCTCGGAACCCGTAATAGACATTGCGTAGTCTATCGCCCCCAAACTGTCGTCGCTCATCGAAGTGATCAAAGTAGTCTTTGAGCTCTTCTCGGAACTGGTATCGGCTCTTCTGGTACGGGATATTACTCTCACTACAGTACTCCTTATACAGCTTATACGCCATCGCGAGAGTGATGTACTCCTCAGTTTTGAAGAGGAGGTAGTTCTCCTCAACAAAGTTATACATCACATTCGTCTTCATCATCATGTCCTGGGGCTTATACGCGTCATAGTAGTGCCTACCAAGACTACGATAAACCCCAAGACAGTGATTGGCGATCTTTCCAAGCTCGTCTCGGATCTGAGTCATCAGAGTCTGATATTCGTCAGCCCCCACGGTTTGTCCTGTGGGGGAGATATCAATCAGTCGTCGGATGATTCCTGACTTGGAGTCAGTGATCTTGACAGGCTTGTTAGTGCCGATGAAAAGGAGCGCGTTAATCCGTTTAGGGTATCGCTTAACTCCCTTCTCATTGATGAGAACCGTCTCATGTGCGACCACGCTATTGAGTAGACCGTTGGTCTCGATTCTTGAGAGGTCCCCGTCTTGGTCGATGGCCACGAGCGAACTCTTACCGAGGGTACTGGTCGCGAACTGATCAGACTTGGATCCAAGAGATCCCGCATCAAACGTAGTTGTGTATCCTTGGAATAGAAGCTCCAGAATATTGAGGACGGTCGACTTACCAGATCCTGGTGGACCATACAAGACGGCAAACTTCTGTATCCGCTTACTGTCTCCAGCCACGATGGACCCGATGAGCCACTCAAGCTTTCGACGAGCATCCTCATCATATAGAGTTCCAATGAGAGTTCCCCAAGCGTCCGGTGAACCTTCCTCGAGGGAGTACGGTAGCCTGGCCGTGGCATAGTCTTCCTTTCTAGGAGTACTATCTGCAAATATAAGCTTGCTGTTAAGCTCCTGCCCGTTGTCAGGAAGCCTGGACTTCCAAGTTTGGAAGCTGGTCCATAGCCCATTGCTGTAGTTAGACAGCGGTTTCACAACGGTCTCGATCTGACCCTTGTGGTTTTTCTGGTGCTCGAAGAGGGACCGGTCTACAAACGTAGCGACGTCAAACTCGTCTGTAGACCAGAGCCCCTTCTCCTCATCCCAGATTGCCTGGAAGTCTCGCCCCTGAATGAGAATATCCCTCGATCGTCCGACGAGGAACTCAGGGTAGATTTCCACCTTTCCACTCTTTGTGGTACGCTCGCAGATTCGGTAGAAATCCATGAGTCTCCTTTACAAGTAATGTTCGTTTGCGTAGGCATTCATCTGGGCCCAGAGTTCTGCCTTTCGCATATCACGTGCGCCATGAAGAGGGATCGCACGAAGAGGAAACATGGATCCGTGTCCCAGCTTCGTGTAATCCCTCGAGTTGATCCGCTCGAGAATAGACTCTACCTCTTCCTCGTGGCGGGGGTTGAGCAGTACCTCATCGGTATAGTCGTAGAGGCCGCAGTTCTTCACCATCTCCCAGAAGTACCATTCCAGAGAATATGGTGTTTCATCATCCTCGAGCATCATGTCCATGCGCTCGGCCAAAGCGATGAACATCTCGAGCATGGAGCAAGACTGCTCGTTAAGCCAGACGTAGGACACGTCGTTGTTCTCTCGAACAAACTGCCTACGAAGGTCAATACCATCCTGTGCACGGTTGATGTCGTTCTGAATCGTCACCCGGAACGGCGTCTGGTGCATGATCTCGAGTAGACTCAAATATGACTCCTCTGGGCACTCGGCCATGCGAGTATCCCCGGTTCGATCCACAAGCCACTCGAAATATGAGTTATCCGGTGCCGCCTCGATCATTACTCGTCCTCGTAATACTCAACCCCGAGAACCGAGTGCTCGTAGGAATCGTCGAGAATAGTAATCTCGAAGTCCGCGTGGCGGCTCATGCTTCGGACATAAATGATAGAATCGGAGGCAGAGATTCCGCTGATGATGTTGTCGAACCAGGACGTGTCCTGCATAGGAACGCCCCGGTTATCAGCGAATACGTCGTCCTCCATATAGTACGTAAGCTCGACATGCTCCTGATGACCCTTAGCCCGGAACTCCTCTTCGGTGATCTGGTAGGCCTCGAAGTGCTGCCGATCCATAGTACGCTTGACTACTTCGTCCTGGTCGGAATCTTCCACAGGAGTCGGAGAGTAGTCCACAACAGCGCTCTGTACCACCGGCTCAGGATCGGGTTCGCGATCCTCTGGATCAGGGCCATCTCCCACTCGCTCTTTGTGCTTCGCTTCAGCAATTTCTGCAAGCTCCTTGTTGATCTCGATTGTTGCTTCCTGGAAGTCCTGCTCGAACTTGCGAGCAAGAACGAAATATACGCCAAGGCCGCCTGTGACAGCCCCGGCTGCGAAATATGCGATCTTGTCAAGCATGGTCACCTCAGATCTTGTCGTACATCACGCCGTCGACATTGAAGTCCAGCGCCCACTTGGTGACAGTACGACCGTTCTTGTCCTCGCCCTCGAAGGTTCCCTCGAAGATGTTGAAGTCGACGAAGTCGTCGCCGTTACCCTTGACCCAGCCGGTAACAGCGCCAGCGGGAGTGTGGGGGAACCCGAGCATCTTGTAAACCTCGTTGAGGAAGATGTGACCACGAGTCTGGAGAATATCGTTCGCGTACTGCTGCTGGCACTTGAGGTGCAGCATAGACAGGTCCTCGTCAGCGGACCAGTTCACGTTCTCGTCGTCGAAGATAACGCCATAGGGCGAGACTCCGTCGACAGCTGAGATGGCCTCGAGAGTCATCTCGTCCTTGGTGAGGTCCTCGTCAGCGACAGACACGATGGCGTCAAGAACTGCATCCTTACCGAACTTGGACTCGACCTTCTTCTTGTAAGTCTTGAAGGCCTGGTCAACAGCAGCGTAAGCAGCAGCCAGAGAGGCATTCCGCTTGAGCATGATGCCGTGCCCAGTCACCAGAGAGGCAATAGAGGCGGCACCGAGAATAAGGGTGGGGGCATAAAGCTTCGCCAGCTTGGTCGTCATTCGGGTGTAGAGGATGACCTTGTCACGAGTGGCGTCCTTGTCAGTGAGCTTGCCGTCCTCGTGGGCCTCGTGGACCTTGACGAGAAGGGCGGTCTCCTCAGCTAGAGTCTCCTCAACCTTGAGAGTAGCCTTGGAGGCGAGAACGGTGGTCCCGATGAAGCCGACAGTACCGGCTGCAGTCAGAATAGTGGGGGCGTGCTTGCTGAGAACCAGTCCTGCGCGTCCAGCGAGGCGGGTGACAATTCCGAGATTCATTTGATACGTCCTGCTTTCTTGAGTCGAAGATAGATAGCGATTGCCTGGTCGTCTTCCATGCGTTCAACACGGCGACGCCATTTGTCTGAGAATGGGTAGGCGGCGATAAGCTCAAGCCGCACTTGCTGAGGATTCATCGTGCATTGATGTGGTCAGGTTTCGGGAGCTGAAGCATGTAGCCACGACGGCTACGGATCACCGACATGTACCGGGCCGAAGTCCAGCCCCAGTTCTCGTCAGTGTATTCGGTAGTGATACCGCAGAGATCGTAGAGGTCGGCGACGGTGGCAAGACCGTACTCCTCGATGATGTCGCCAAGTCGGTCGATAACGAGATAAGCTTCATCTCGGGACTCGAGCTCGATCTCTGAGAAATCATGGTATCGACGTGTACGAGGAGAAGCGTCTCGGCGATTGCCTGGTGCTGAGCCTGGTCGAGAATATGATCCGTATGAGACACGGGACCCCCCGGACGAGCCGCGAGCTCGAGGAGAAGACTCTCCGAAGAGGAGACGTTCGATGCCCTGACTGACCAGATCCGAGAGTGTGTTCTTGATAGCAGGGATAGTAACATCGTAGAGTAGATACTCGCCGACATTGTGGATATCCTCTCCGACGAAAGCTGAGATAGCCTTCGTCCCGAAGTTTGCCTTCTTCTTGGTGACGGTGGCAGTGGTAACCTGCTCAACCTTCTTGCGCTCAGGGAGCTTGCTGTTGGACGGGAGGTTCGGACGGATTGGTGCGTTAGCCAAGGTGGCCCCTTTCTAAGGAGGTGGGGGCCCCAGATTTCTCCAGGGCCCCCAAATATGAATCAGAGGTTCTTGAGCTCCGTCTCCTTAAGCTTAGAGTCGAGCTCCTTGTACTTGGGATCCTCAGCGACCTGCTTCATGATCTTCTCAGGCAGGATACCGCTGTAGAACTCCCGCACGAGAGACGGGTTGTCCATGAGCTGGTCGAAGAGCTCCTCATACTCAGGCGAGTTGAGGAAGGACTCCTTGATCTGCTCCGACTTGACGAAGCGCTCGCCCTGGCGCTCACCATACGAGGTACCGATGAGATCGTCGAAGAACTTCATCATGGTGTACAGGTCCTCGTTGTCGATAGCGGCCTGGAGCCACTTCTCAAAGTTGGTCACGTTATCGTACCGCTTGATGAAGTCAAACATCTCGCGGCGAGACATGTGGAAGTAGAGCTTCTTGGTGGTGGGCTCGTCGTCGAAGATACCCTTGATGCGGATGATGTGAGAGAACATATGTGTGGTTTCCTTTCAGTTGATCTTGAAGTAGTTTTCCTTGGGGGCGACTAGAAAGTCGACCGTAAGGACTGGCTCACCCTTCTCAGTGAGCTGAGAACCAAACTCGACGGAGAGGGAGTTTGGCTCGGACCATCCAACCAGTTCACCGGCTGCAATGGGTGGAAGTCCAAGACCGTTGTAGAACTCGTTGAGGGAAGCGTAGCACTCAAGGTTGAGCTGCCCATTAATGTTGTTCTCGACTCGGCGGATGGATTCGATGTCGGACTTGAAATACCTCCCCGAGAAGATGTCATAGCAGAGAACGTCCCCTCCCCCGGCCACAAGAATAGTTCCGGGATGTGGTTCGCCAGCTGCTTGAACCGATTTCTCTGCAACGCGGGCCTTAATCTTCTCGCGGTCCTTCGGTTTAACCACGTCCGCCACCGCTTCTCGATATCGCTTAAACGCCGCCTCCGAACCTGTGTAAGCCAGTGCGAACGCCGCTCCTCGAGAGTACTGAATACGATTCGCCGCGATGATCGATACCAGAGTGCATACGCCTGCGATGGCCGGGGGAATATATACTCGATATGATACTGCGAACTTCTCCTTCCACGAGAGGTCCTCGGGTGAACGAAGATTGGCTTCACAGTAGTCTGCGATCTTCTCGACTGCGAGCGTAGTAGACTTCGCTGTGAGTACGGCCGTAGCAACGGTCCCGACGCATGCCGAGGCCGTGAGAATAGCCGGAGCGTTTGCCTTGAAGAATTGCGTAACACCGTTCGCATTGATCACTTGTCCTCCTTCTCGTGGTATGCACGGATCTCCATCCGAATCAGAGACTCAATATCCTTACGAGTCATTCCAGAATACGTACCCTCAATCCTCTCTCGTCGAGCCTTGAGACATGTTCCGATCAGGGCCATGATCTGAACCCAGGCACAAAATGCGGTCAGGGCTCCGAGAATATAAAGCGTGTACCAGATGATGCTCACTTGTGCTTCCTTTCAACTCGCTTGAGGCGGGGCTTCAGTTTGTAGTTCTGCGGATTGTTGATGCAATCCAGGATATAATCCGGCGTAAACTCCCAAACACCATTCTCCCGAGGGTAGTGCCGGAAGTCAATGGAGTCGGCAGCCATTCGGCGCAGATACTCCAGTCGGTCGTCTCCTCGTGAATATGCGCGAGCCTCTCCGGTTGCTCCATCAACGCCGAGGTAGAGTACGGACAGAGCGTCTCCGACGACGATGTCTGCGTGCTTCGCCAGGAGCTCCATAACTCCTCCGGGTGTGAGGATGACGCAGCGGTTCGTCTTGGATGAAGATCGGACCAGTTCGTCTCGAGGAACACCATACCGCCAACCTCGGAAGGTTTCGACGCAAAGGAGGTCACCCCGTACTTCCCATTCAGCAAAGCTTTGATCTTTGAGGAAGTAGTAGGAAGATAGGTCCTCTCCCATACGCTTAGGTCGGGTCGTTGCAGTGCGGACTGCATGGTACCCCTCATTCTCAACCAGCTCCTTCTGGAATGTGGACTTGCCTGAACAACTTGGACCAAGAAGTACGACTAGCATATCAATCCGCCGAGATCGTGTAGAGGATGACTGTCATTGCCGCAAACAGTACCCCGATTGCTGTGATGACCAACTTAACAAAGAAGGCCACGTTCGTCAGCCACACAAGCCAGGTTGCGAAGCTGATTGCACCGAAGACGATCAGGAAAATGAGGCTGATGAGGATGTAGTAGATTGGTGGCTCCTCGAACATGTGTGCTCCTTTCTCGAGGAAAAGCCTATACCCCAAGTCGGGGTATAGTGCTGAATTACCAGCGGTTGATCTTACGATCACGGCGCGCGATGAAACGCTGCTGAACACCAACAACGTGCTTCATCCGGCTGTTCGCACCCCTACCAATAAAGCAGGAGGCGAGAACAATTCCGAGGATGAAAACAGCGCTCTTGATGACAGAAACGATGATGCGGGTCATGAGTGGTCCTTTCAAACGTAGGGGTTTCAATATAGGACCGGTTTTTCTCGCGGGCTTGAGAAAAGCCTATATCCCAAGTTGGGATATAGGATGAGGTCTCAGTCGGTCTCTTCAGAGGCTTCGATCTCGTCGAGCTCATCGAGGTCATCGTGCTCAAGCTCTTCGGGCTCATCCGTGTCCGGAACCGAGCGGAACGCCATTAGGGTGAGAGCGGTACCGGCTGCGAATACAGCGGCGCCAGCAATCAACTTCTTGGAGTTGCGCTTGATAGCGGGCAGGACAGCGTCCTTGTTGAACTTGAACTCGACAATCTTCTCGTTGGTCTCAACGGTGGTGTCGGTGGTCTCAGTCATGAGGGTTTCCTTTCAAATTAGAGGGGTCTCATATAAGGCATGGTTTTTCTCGCGGAAAGCCTATACCCCATGTTGGGGTATAGAACTTGGATCAACGGGAAACGGCGAGAGCCTGTTCCACCATCGTATCCCATTCCTCATCAGTCATCAGCTCAGCGCGCAACTTCGCGTTCTCAACTTCGAGCGTCCGTACGCGGGCCTTGAGGTTGAAGGCGGTGTACTTCTGCTCTTCGTGAGCAACAGCGAAGAAGATGCTGAGGATGGTGACAAGGCAGAGGGCGATGTAGAGCATAGTCTTTCCTTTCGTAGGATCTTCAATATAGGGCTGGTTTATCTTGCGAAAAAAAAAGATAAGCCTAGATCCCATGGCGGGATCTTTGGCTGGAAGGTGGTAGGATCAGAAGTTCCAGGTCTTCTTCTTGCCAACCAGCTCGGCGGCGATCAGCACGAGGCCGATGACGACGAAGGGGGCGATGACAAGAGCGAGGAGGGTGGTCATTGTGGTTCCTTTCTAAGGGTCTTCAATATACTCGAGGATTCCTACGCGGCAAAAAAAGATAAGCCTAGATCCCATGGCGGGATCTAGAACTGTGTCAGAGGTAGTAGTGGTCGTACTGCTCAGAGCTCAGTCCAGTAGCAGCAAGCTCCTCGGCGTAGTCGAGGGCGGCCTGTGCAGCGGCGGGAGAGAGGTTCATGAGAGTGTCCTTTCTATGACGGGTTTCAATATAGAGTCCGTTTTCTACGCGAAAAAAAAAGATAAGCCCAGCCCCCCATGCGTATAGCACAGGGGGCCAGGCGAATCTCAGAAGGGTTTAACCTTCATGATCAAACCGAACGCCTTTGAGCTGACGACTGCAAGTCGCTCGTACTGGAGGACGGCTACGATACCGGCCAGAGAGGTTACTGCACCGAGAATCGCGTCTTTGCTGAGCTTCTTGCTCTCACCAAGGGCTTTGGCTTTTGCAAGAGTCTCGACATTTCGAGCAATTGTGGTGTAGTCCTCACTAGAGGGATCGTGAAGCTCGGCCTCCTTCAGAGCAGCTTCAATCGTCTGCTGAATGGGGTCAGGGTTCTTCATGTGTGTGGCTCCTTTCTAGGGGTTCATTATACCGCAGGTTTTTCTCGCTTAGACCTGCTTGACGTCCAGCGTCACCTTACCATTCCGGAGCATCTCAGCGACGCCCTGGTCGAAAGTGGCGTGGATCCCCTGGTCCTCTGAGACGTGGAGGGCGCCGGAGGGCTGGGTCCCCTGGTACTTGGTGGAACTCACGCCGAGAAGCACACCCAGGAAGGTATCGATCGCAGCGATAGTACCTGCAACCTCAGTCGGGTGAGGCAGGTGCCACAGAGCCGCCAGAGTGAGGTAGAGCGCAGAGGTAGCCGGAAGGGCGACCAGCGCAACCCACTTGAGGATGTCGTAGGACTTGTTGTTCAACTTGTTCTCCTGGAGATGCTTAGCCATTGGTTTTCCTCTTCGCCGGGGGTCTAGGGGTGGGGACTACGGGAAGATTCTTTACCTCATTCACTATCTTCTCAGCAAGCCCATTCCCCCCGAACTCGGAATAGGGCTCTACAAGATACTTCATGAAGTCCTCATACTCGTCGAGGGTGAGAAATCCTCGATGGAGATATGTCTTCCCGACATATACAATCCGGTCATGGGCCATTCCGAGCAGAAGCCTTGACGTGGCGGACTTACGCTCACTACGCTTCATGATCCAAGCCCACATCCCGGAGGAACCCAGAACTGACAAGAATATCGCAATGACAATGTCAGTCAGGGGATTGAATCCGAAGTGCTGCATGTTAACCGATCGCTAGATAGGGACGAACCCCGAGTGAGTAGTTCAGCGGGGCGTGGGAGAACTGACCCGTGGACTTCATGTAGACTGCGGTTTGAGCCGAGGCACGCTCACGAAGCCAGTACTCCTCCTCGATATTAACAAGGGAGGGGTTGAGCCTGAAGGCGGGGAACTGGTTGTGGTGAATACCCCGGGAGAGTGAGTCATCGAAGATGGATGAACCCCAGAGCATAGCCTCGTCCATGATGTTGATGTGGGGGTTGTACCAGCGCCAGTCCTTTACTGAGCCGTTCCCATCATACCCGGTAGCCACTCGAGTCCAGACACCAACCATGTTAGACCGGTTGAACAGGGACTCGGCCATACGACTGGCCTGGGTCATGGTGGACTGATTGAGAGTCGAGTCTACGTACGAACGCTGGTCCGGGATAGTGGTGGACCACGCCTCTCGGAACAGAGACCGGTCGGGAACTACCACAATATGATTCTGGCGGAAGGGCGGTTCACCAATGTTCATGAAGTAGTTGAACGCCACGATTCGCCAAGTGACACCGGAGTAGGTCCAGTAGTCACCAAGGTATAGACCCGAGAATGATCCGCTTCGAATCGCCTGGAGGTAGGGCGTTACCGAGTTACCCAGTGAGGCGCCTCGGTAGATAGAGTTATGGACACCCGCGTTTGACTCGTTAAGCATCCCATAGACAGATCCCGAGTTGGTGAACTTCTCGTTGATCTGGGTGATCTTGAGCTCGGTACCCGCGACGCGACCCTCAACGGCCTGAATACGATCGTTCTGGTTCTTGTCACTAACCTTGAGGTTAGCAACATCTGTCGAGGTGTTTCCACCAGCATTAGCCAGGGCATCTCGAACCGAGTCGAACCAGGTATTGAACTCTCCCTGGAGTTTCGCCTGGAGAGAGTCCAGGTTGATAGTCTCAAGTGGGCCGCGAACATAAGGGGTACGAGCGCTACCAATGAGGTTAATAATATTCTCAGCAACGATCTGTCGAGAGTTCTTGATAACCTTGATCTGGGCCAGAGCGAATGTCTGTCGGTCACCACTGTCTCCCACATTCGGAATCAGGGGGGTAACTGCGGGGGTTCCCTGAATGACCTTGATCTTGGCGCCGCGGACGGCCTTAGATCGGTCAACCTCGATACACACGAGATCGATTCGGTCCAGGGTTGCATGAGAACCGGTAATAGCGACCGTCTCATCACCCGAGTTCTCAACCCATCGGTTATTCAGCCACGCCTTGCCTGCACCTACATATACAGACATACCGTTGTTGGTGGGCCGGACTCGGAACTTGTCTCCCACGTTCGGGAAGACTCCCGGTGCGATGATTCCGTCGAAGAGCGATCCAAACTGGTCCGCATCGTAGGTACGGTCACCATTCACCGAGTTATAGAAACCACTAGAAATGGCCATTCATTAATCCCTTTCTCGAGGAGCAATGACCTCTCCAGGGCCACCGCGAGTGAAGTCAATACGGAAGCCGTCACCATTCCACTTGGTGCGAGACGACATTGAGATAGTAGGAACTCGAGAGAACCCACTACTAGACCATGACTCCGTCATCTCAGTCAGCTGACACTCGATTGGTTCTGCGTTGCTGCCCGAGGGGACGTAGTAGAAAATATCTCCGACGTCAAAGCCTGTTCGATACTCGACATTGGAGAAGCTGTTGATCTTTCCCGATATCATTTTTAGCGGGGTGTACTTCGGGAACATTGCGTCCAGAACCCAGAATGGATACCACACCTCGCTCAGGGATGAAATATGCTTCCTCTGAAGAGGTGTGAGGGCTTTCCAATCCTTGATCGAATACGGCTTGTGAACCTGGGTATTATCCCACAAGACTTCTCGTCGAGTAATGGGATTCTCAGACCGCAGCGTGTGTGCCCGAGTATGTGTACTACCATCGGCAATCCACTTCAGATCCACATCACCAGTATCAAAGACCTCATAGATCGTACTCTTCTTGTCAACGATAGAGTCTACTGACTCGAAGTCGGAGAAGTTATCATTCTCTTGCGCGAGCGTGATCGTCTGGATAAGTCGAGGCGCAGTCACGTAACAGTGAATACCCTGGTTCTCGAGCTTGATCTTGTAGAAGAGTGAGTACCCATTAGGTTTACATGCCGACAAGACGTTCTTAAACATATCAGCAATGGGTGCTCGATCATAGATGATCCACTTCCCATCCTGGATCTTCTGTCCGGTGTCGTTGACGTAGGCCATCTGAGACACTCGAGTCTCTCGGTGGAAGTTGAAGTTATCAATCCTACGAGCACCTTCCGCATCTTTACCAAGATGTGCATGGGCCAGGTTCTCCGCAGTCATTTGAGCATTGAACTGACCATTAGAGTCAGGCTCAATCCACTGCCTATGAGGTAGGACTCTCCACTCGAACATAGACTCAAGAGAACGCCCGGTATACTTGTGAAGGTAGACGCCGTCATCCTCCTGTTTCACCGTAGCAGTCTCGATGACCATGGCAGTCGAGGTGTCATCCCGAATAAACAGGTTCCCAAGACTGTACTCATAGCCTGGCTGATCCGAGTAGAGCTGGAGCTCAAACTGGCCGTAGTCGTAGGCCCGCTCTGTCCAGTTCAAGGAGTAGAAGTTATTTGGAACCTCAATCCACGAGTTGTAGTTGTGAAGGAACGCGAAGAACAGCTGCATTAGATCCCCCTATAAAGTGTATCGTATTCCATGGAGACGTTAACGTCATCAACGCCTCCAGCATACTGAAGGGCGATCGTATTGATTCCTGGGTGCATCTGAATCCAGGTACTACCTGGCGCGAGAACACCAGTGATATAAGACTTCCTACCTCGAGCCTGGTGGGTGATTGATTTCTTGCCCGGACGGGTATCCACGACAATACTTTCCCCCGCATAGAAGTTTCCAGCTCGAGAGATAGACATTGTCTCGTTGAAAGTCGTATTGCTCAGAATAAGGTTACTAACCGTCCCTAGGAACTCAACCGTGATAGTGACACCAGCCGGGTAGTCGCCAAGGTATCGGATGTCCTTACCCGAGGAGTTGGTCATGTCACCAAACTTGAGCTTGTGGTTGTCCTGCGAGAAGAACGGGAACTCGAAGGTTGGGGTGTTATCGTTGAATCCCACAACCTTCTGGATCTGAGTAGCGGATGACTTCCAATACGGGTCCAGCCCAAGGAGGGAGACCTGGATCTCCTGCCGCTCAGAGAAAATGTTCGGCTCGACGGACTCGACAATGAATTCGGAGTGTACGTTAAGCCAGTCGGTTGTCACGCCGAGAGTAATGGTCTCCCCGACTCCGAAGTATGAGTAGCACTTGAGTCGGAGTTCCTGAATGTCAGTCCCCCAGGGGATCAGAGTCAGCACCACAGTACGAGTACCAACCCTGATCCCCTTAAGGAACGCTCCGTCCAGCAGGGCGAATCCATCAGTACTGATGTCCGCCTTTACTGGCCCCAGACCAGTAATCTCCTTGACCGCGACCCCCGACTCGTAGGGGTTCATGATGTCGATGGTTAGACGATCCCCCGACTTTGTCGTGGACGAGATCTCTGAGATCATAGTGTCAACTTGTCCTTTGCCATAGCAAGCTGAGTGTGGGTCTGGCGATAGATAGTCGCCGCATCCAGCGCCTCAGGCGAGTTGTTGGTCTGGTTGAATGTGATGTTTGTAACACCATTTTGACTATTCTTGTCAGAATTGTCAACTGCGATCGGAGCGGGAGGTCGAGCGGCATTAGCAGCCTGAGCCGTGACTCCGATGGCGGGCAGGAAGTTATTGATTCCCTTAGCCTGCTTCTGCATCTCAGTGAGATCCAGGACAGGCTTGATTTCGGGCTTGAAAGACGGGTCATCCTCGAGGAGTTCGTTGACTCCGCCAATAGCCTTAGCCATTGCGTCATATGCGGCGTTAGACATGTTCTCTCCCGCCTCGGCAACTCGCTCGCCAGTGTTCTCGACACCGATAGCGAAGCCCTCTCCGACATACCCACCAAGTTCCTTCATCAGCCGAGAAGGAGAGTGGATGCCGAAGAAGTCCTTGACCTTGTTGTAGCCCTTCTTGGCGAAGGACACCATGGACTCGCCGAAGCTCCAGGCCTTAGACGCAAGACCACCCGTCATGCCATCGACGATAGCCCAAGCAATCTCTCGACCGACCTTGTTGAATCGGTGAGAATACTTGTTAATGGCATCTCGGACGCCCTCAAGAAGCTTGAGTACTGTCCACATACCCTTATCAATGATCTTAGGCCCGTTCCTAGCAATTCCGTCGAGGAAGTTCAGGATGACATTGGTGGCAGCGTCAATAACCTTGCCGATGTTGTCAGCAATTCCATTCAGGAAGTTTGCCAGAATGGTGGCACCCTTCTCGCCGAACTCGTAGGCGTGATTGGCCAGCTCGGTGAGCATCGCCTGGATCAGGATGAACAATGACGCAACAATACCTGGGATGTTTGCGTTGATGGCATAGATGATCGCCCCAAGCAATGCCGCCATTGCTACAGCCAGCTCCGGGGCCTTGGCCCCCAGGGTGATGATGAAGTTGGCAATGGCATTTGCGAAGTCGATAGCCACCTGAGGGAGGATCGCCGCCAACTGCTTCAGTCCCTCGGTCAGGACTAGGAATGCCGCTGCACCGGTTGTAGCACAGATACCCAGGACTGCTGCAAAGGCCGCCATACCTATCGAGATCGGAAGTAGGGCCAGGCCTAGTGCAAGTAGCGCCGCGGTAAGAATGATCATGCCTACCGCGAAGTACTGTGCACCAGCTGCCGCAGCAACCAGGATCAGCATACCACCAGCAAGGGCGATAAGCCCGATCGCGAGCTGGGTCCAGGTGATTCCTGACAGGGTCTTCATTGCTGAGGCCAGGGCCAGGAATGCGATAGAGGCGATCCCTAGAGCAATTCCACCTTCCTTGAAGGCGTCTGCTGCTGCCATTGAGATGGCCAGAATCGCCAGACCTGCTGCCAGAGCAATGAGTCCCTTAGCAAGGGTCTCGATGTCCATGTTACCAAGAATGGCTACTGCACCAGTTAGAACAATAACCGCCGCAGACATGGCGATAATCGCGGCGGCACCACGGGCATTTGCTCTTCCAGCAATAGCCATTGCTACGGATAGCTCCGCAATAATGACACCCAAAGCAATGACACCCTGGAGAAGTTTGCCAGTATCCATCGTACCCAGCATCCAGATAGCAGCTACAAGGATGTTGCAGGATATAGCAAGTGACAGGAGGAGAGCAGCCCCCTTGCCCATATATGGATCCTTACTGACAACCACCATAAAGCCCGAAAGAATGGTGATGACCGCTGCGAGTGCAATAACACCCTGCACGGCCTTCCCGGTATCCATAGACCCGAGCATATATACTGCCGTAGCCAGAATAACACAGGATACAGCCAGAGACATAATGATGCCTGCAGCGGCACCAGAGCCCTTCATACCATGGATACGACGTAAGAAATCGCCCATGGCATCAAGAATATGCCTAAACGCCAGTACCCCTACAATAGCGCCCTTGACGTCCATGGTTGATAGGATCTTTACAGCCGCAGCCATAAGAAGCATGGTCGTACCGAGGGTGATCATCAAGGGGATCAGCATTGCTGTCCCCTTCTTGTACTCGGTAAAGCCAGCCAGGTGATCCATCATGTCCTGGAGCATATTAAACATCAACTTCATCGCGGCGATGGTGATGAAGAGCTTAGGCGCCGGAACAAGAGACATCAGAATCAGAGCACCCGCTAGAACGCCGAGAGCAATGGCGATCGTTAGAAGTGCCTTAGCCTTAACTTTCTGCTCAAATGCCTCGAGAACCCCGCCGAGCTTATCGAAGACATCGCCGATTTTATCCGCAACGTTTCCGATCTTGTCGAAGTTCTTCTTGAAGGAGTTGATCCATCGAGTAAAGGCGATGAGTACCCCTCCACCGATAGCTCCAACAAGGATCTTACCCATGTCATAAGACTTGAGGTTGGAATTCGCATCACTGAGAGCATTACCAATAGAGCCAAATGCGCCCTTGACTGCATCCTTGACCTTCGGAGCAAAGGTGTTGGTGACAAAGTCCTTGAACTCAACGAACTTCTGCTTGATGGTGTCGAAGAGCTCGGGAAGATGGATAGCCCTAGCAACCTGCTCGATGTCCTCGAACCACTTCTTGAGGAAGTTCTCCTTGGCTGCCTGACCAGTCTCCTTTGCCGCTTGGGCTGCAGCGGAACCAACCTCAGAGACTGCACCTGCAGCCTCCTTGGCCTTAGCCTTTACCTCGCTGTTACCATTAACCCAGTCTCGGAAGGAAAGGGCTACGTCTTTAACCTTACTGCCAACATCGCCGAAAGCTTTACCAAGCTTGGGCCAAACACTACTATTTTGAACAGTATTCCATGTTTCAATTAAGACTTCCTTGAGCTCGACCAGTTTCTCCTTGAGCCACTGGACCTTCTCGGAGATCTTGAGCTTCTGACCGAGTTCGTCGAACTTGGTTCCCAGAGAAGCGACAATTGCCTCAGCCGAAGACATGTCTCCTAGGTTGAAGCCCTTGAAGTAGTCAGACAGAGCGGCTTTACCGGAGATCAGCTTAGCCTTAAGCTTGTCGCCAACACTTCCGGCGAACTCGTTGATCTTGGACTTGGCCTTGTCTACTCCGCTGTGGATGGAATCCATCGCGGCAGAGAACTCTCGACCAATTACCGAGTTCTTAAGAGCGTCCTTGACGAGTCCGAACTTCGAAGCAAGATTCTTTAGTCCTTGTCCGGCACTCTGAACCTTTCCGGTGAAGTCGACCCACATAATAAAGTCGTGGATCTTATCCACAACCCACTTAATAGCCTTACCAACAAGGTCGATTGGCGGTAAGAGTAGCTTTAGGATCTTTCCGCCGAGATCCAGTTTAGTAAACCACTGGTCGAACCAGTAGATAGCCTTGCCGAGGACCTTAGTGATCTGGAATACGCCAGAGTTAATTCCTGTGAAGGCCGGGAAGAGGGCACTGACGATATGCGAGGCTACCGTAAAGACTACCTGCGCGACTTCCCCGAGAATCGTAGCAAAGATGTGGAATATCGAGAATAGTCCGGTAAACGTCCACTCTAGCTTATCCGCGAAGTTATTTGTAATGATGAGCTTAGATGTGAAGTTCTCAAACGCCTTGGTGATGCGAACAAGACCTTCGGCACTAGCATTCATGAATACTCGTCGGAAGGCGGTTCCGATCTGTCCGAGAACTTTGACAATGGCCCAGAAGATATTTGCCAGACCCTGAACAAGGGATGCCCGTCCTCCAAGATCCTTCCACATCTGGAGGAATCCGTTTCGCGCGTCAGCGCTGGCCTTAATAACGCCACCGAGCCAGTCACCAATAGACGTGAATAGAACCGATGCCTCTTCAAAGTCACCGAATAGAATTTCGAATGTCTCTGCCCACCCAGAGCCGATAGCTTCCTTAGTGGTGTCAACTAGCTGACTAAACGTTCGAATCTTAGTCGCGGCATCAAAAGCACCCTGAGCAAACTGCTTAAGCTTGTGGGCCTGTTCCTCAGAGTAACCCATCTCGACGAGCTGAGACTCAGAGAGGTCGTTCGTCAAGGCAGTAAGGGTGGTCGTCATGACCTGAGCAGTAAGCCAGTCTTCCTTGAGAGACTCTCGGAAGTTTCCGTCTTTAGCAATAGCCTCATCGTAGCCAGTACCCATCATTCGTGAGGTCTCGATAAGGGCATTCCTGAACGACTCACCGCCCATACCTGCCTGGACTAGCGAGTTCCAGTCCTGAAGGTGGACTGCGCCAGCCGCAATAGCCTGAGAAAGCTGGGTGTATGCGGTGGCTGTCTGCTGGGCGGTTGAACCAGAGGCCGCTGCGAGGTTAGACAGACCCTTAATTGATGCCACAGATGTCTGAAGATCAACACCGGCAGCGGTGAACAGACCAATGGCGTGAGTCATGTCGCTGAAGCTATATACAGTCTTATCGGCATAGGTGTTCAGCTCGGCCAGGGAGGTCTTAACCTCGCCGAGGGTGGTCCCCTTCTCGACTGTGTTGGCCATAATGGTCTGAATTGCTCTCATTTTGAGCTCATACTCATTAAAGCCGTCTTTGATGGTTCCGATGAAACCGGAGACCACGCTTCGACCAGCATTAAGAGCCGCGACACCAATTCCACCGAATGCGGTGACGGCAAGACCCTGCATAACCGACATATTCTTGCCGATGTCGAGAGCCTTGGTGGCCAGATCGCCGAGGGTGGTGTTCTTAGCGATCTCTCCAATACGAGAGAGACCGTCTGCAGCACCCTGCATCTTGAGGGAATCCTTGAGTCGGTCCATACTGGACGCGGATTCCTTGATCGCAGAAAGGAACTGCTTGTTGTTCATCTTGAGCGAGACTACCCGCTCGTCAATAGTTGCCACTACTTAGTGACCTCCTTCCAGGCCTTCTTCGCTATCTTGTCGAATACGGGCCTGATAGCGGGGTTGATGTAGTCTCGGCCGACGACATACCCGCCATTACGGGTTCCGTGACCATATTGCAAGATGACGGCGATGTTTACGCCGTTGTTTACGTGTGAGTTTGTCCAGGTGATCTGCCAGTTGTTACCGGTTCTCGTGACTTCGTAGTTCCAGCTAGCTGCTGTCTCGCCCGACCTGGAGGGGGTCGCCGCCTTGAGAGCAGAAACCCCCTCCTTGCCGAACTGATTCATGATCAGAGCCAGGTCTAACTTCGTCATTCTGTCAAACCAATTCCTGGTGAGTTTCCAGTCTCCCTGGCTCTCAATCGTGATCATGATTCTCCTAGACTAGAGATTCGGAGTAGATGTTGGCCACTCCAGAGACCATACATCCGATGGCGCCCTTGGCCATAGCCTGGTCATAGGCGTCTCGGGTTGGGCAGATGTGCCCCCATACCGGCTTGTCGAGTCCGGTAGTTCGGTTCCAAACCTCATCGCTGGCGTCGAAGGACATACCGATGTAGTCCCATGGCTTGTGCCACTCGTTGATCCGGCCATCAGTTACCTGATCTGGATACGAGTATCCCCAGCACTTCCAACCATCCGCCTTCCACTGATTAGCCAGCCATCCGGCGTCGATGGAGAACTTCCAGATGATTCGACCGTGGGCATCAGAAGGGAAGAACTTCTTCAGCTCCTCCCACTGAACCGCGGAATACTTAGGATCGAGTACTGTAATGTGACTCGAGCCATATGCTGCGAAGTACTCCTCAACCGTCATGAAGGGCTCGCCCATAGTGGTGAACTTCTGGATCTCCGCCCATGTCATCTCAGTGACGGGGGTATCTGGAGCCGTCTTATCCACACGCTGGAGGGTGCGATCGTGGTTCAGGAACCAGACTCCATCCTTCGTCTTCTGACATGAGACCTCCAAAGCCCCTGCTCCGAACATAACCGCGTTTGTATATGCCCGGATCGAGGCCTCAGGCCAGCTGACGGATCCTCCTCTGTGGGCGATCAGGAATCCGCGAGTGTCCATCATGGTGTGTATATCGGAGTATCCTCTTGGTACGGCACGCATGGTAGACGGATGCAGTTCCCCATTCCAATATACGAATACCGGATTGGAATTTCCCGAATCGGTAATCTCTATACCAGGAGTGACTACGGCTGGAGGTTCTGGATTCTCTTCCTCAAGTTCTACCCAGGCATAAGCCTTAGCGCCGTACGAATCCTTCACTGACGAAGCCAGTGCTCCGATGGTCATCGACCACGAGGATCCTCGGTTACGTTTACCGCCTCTAGCGATTGGGTCGGTACCTGGGGGATACCATACTGGTTCATCTCGAGAAGATGGTGCGTGATATTGTACGGCTACTAGATTTTTCTTGGTCTTATCGAGAGTGGGAATACCTGGTTGCCAGGTATGTATCTTATACTTGGATACCCCGCCGATCGAGAATAAGACAAAGTTCTCTCTAGCATTGGTGGCGACATCACTATTGAACTTGAAGTCGGCATCAAGATCAGCTTTTGTAGCCCGTTTTACAGCTACATACCCAGATCGCCCACCGGCGTCACGGTTGTATTGGAAATCCCAGCCAGCAGGAGGTCTGGCTTTGGTGTCTCCAAACTGTGAAGCATAGAATACAACTATAAGGTCGCCGATCTCAGCACCGGTACTTCGTAGCGAAGTAGTACCAAAACCATTAGCCTCAGATCCGCTACCAGTAGCTAAATGGACATGCAATCCTGGCTTAGGCGTCTCATAGACGTTGAAGTTATGGATAGTAATGTCTTGAGCCGTACCCGGTACCGCGATAGACGGGGTCCACATTGGGTAGGTGTTTGCCGGAAGCTCGAACTCGAACTTGACAGCGGCATTAGACCCTGCGCGGATGTTCCAGGTAGTAATGAAGTCCTGTTTATCGGTCTTCTGCTTATTCGCCAGGAACCAGTTAGCCCGCATAGCGATCTGAGTGTCGCTATTCACCGATGTATAGGTGATCTCAGCCGTCCACTTGCGTTCACCAACGGTGTAGGCTGCATTCTCGAATGGGGTAGAACTGGATCCCTTTCGGATCAGGCGACCATCCCCGATTCTAGCGCCATTGCCTCCCCACCAGGCGCCAATTACTGGGAATACGCTAGCCATTACTTGGCCCGCCTAACAATCACCGTCCCGGACGGAGTCCCCGCTGGCACCGGATCATCTGGTCCGAGGACAATCATCTTCGGGACCTCCGGAATCTTGAGATTGTCGACCTTCAGCTTGAGCTTCAGGTACCCCTTGAGCCACGGGATGATCAGCTCACGGATCTCAGCGCCCGGAGGGTTCTCGTACGGGTTACCAACCGGGTGCCACTGACCACCATTTTGAGGATCCTCAACAAGGAAGCCGTCGGTGACGTAGAGGTGGCTGATTGCGAGGTTGTCTGCCTTATCGAAGACCTTCTGGTAGTTCTCAGAGGTGACCGAGTGTACCACTGCCCACCAGCGAGTGGACGGATAGGCCTTCATGTGGTCTGGAAGAATGGGCGAAGTCGGATTCTCCTCGAGGAACTTCGCAGCTGTCCCCTCAAACATCATACAGACGTCAAAGTCGAGGTCGCATACCGCCTGCGAAATGTTGGATCCTGTGTTGATCGCAATCACGAAGTCGATACCATTCTCACGGCGGATCGTATCGATTAGATCCTTATACCACGGAAGCCGATCCTTCCGAGCATCCCAGCCGTTTATAACCTCGTCAAGGAAGACCCCCTGTACCAGGTCGCCATACCAGTGCTTAGCGCGCTTCAGCTGTTCAAGGATGTACTCTTTGGTGAACTTAGCCGCATTGGGAACACCTCGGTTCTCCTCAGCATCGGGATTGATGGCCGCTCCATACTGAGTCTTGATGTAGAACAGGAGTTTCTTCGCTCCCGCACCGAGAGCCAGCTCGCCCTGCTTCTGGAAGTCTACCTCTTGCGCCTCCCAGTCTCCGCTATTGCGGTTAAGGATGACGTATCCAAGGTTGTCACGGAACTTCAGTGTCTGAGCCCACTTGGAGAACTGCCCAGGCTTGCCGTCCTGGTAGTAGTCAGGCCAGTAATAGGTCACTGGCGAGTAGTACCTGGCACCATTCTTAAACGGGTTCGTCTGTCGGAGTGCGTCTTCGACATCTGCCTTCTCACCATAAGTCTTAGCCGCCTCAGCCTTGGTGAGGTACTGATCGAGCTGAGGAGCGACTGCATCCTGTCCGGCAGGACCACGTTCGCCTGCGGGGCCAGCTGGTCCGGGAGGGCCCTGAGGTCCAGGGGGCCCGGCAGGACCGGCCGAGCCATTCTCACCCTTAGGTCCAGGTTGACCGTTTGCTCCGGCTGGGCCAGGAAGTCCGTTATCGCCCTTAGGTCCGGGAGGACCCTGGACTCCTTGTTCCCCCTTAGGTCCAGTAGGACCAACAGGACCCCTAGGTCCTTCGGGGCCAGGAACAGGGGTTCCTCCAGCTCCGCCACCAGCGGGTCCAGGAGGACCCTGAAGACCCCGAGGTCCTTCCGGTCCTGCAGGTCCGCGTTCCCCAGCATCGCCCTTAGGTCCGGGAGGGCCAGCAGTACCTGGGTCACCCTTGGGTCCTGTTGGTCCCTGTGGGCCACGAGGACCAGGTGCGCCAGCTCCACCGCCACCACCTCCACCGCCGAACGGAAGCGGTGAGATCTCGGGTGTTGGATCCGCGGACATTATGTCAATAGTTCCACCCTGAGTCAGAGCAACGTGCTTGACGATGTCAAACTTTGGGGAATCGATGTAGATGGTGTGGGTCCAGGTGCCAGAGGGGGTTACTCCAGCGCCCGGAGCCAGCACCTCGATGTTGACAGCGCCAGCCTGGTCTGTCTGAACCATGTGCTCGCGCATTGAGACTGCGGCACCTTCGACTGTAGCCGTAGCGCCCTTCACGTCAGGAACGATTCGGACAAGAGCCCGACCATTCTCTCCTCCGGGAATAGTTCCCGTTAAAGTACAGTATGGCGCTGCCATTTTGAGCCTCCTACGGCTGTTCGGCCCTGTCGAGCAGGGCGTTTACCTTGGTGTTTGTCTCGGCGCCGTAGACGCCGTCAACCTCGGCACCGACTGCAGCCTGAACGGCCTCGACGGTCGCATCGTGAGCCTCCTCAGAAGCCTCGCCCCAGACTCCGTCCTGCTCGGTGCCGACCACGGACTGCGTAAATGCCACGCCGAAGGGGAAGGTCTTTCCGCCCCACTCGGAGGCCGCGGCAAGGGCGTAGCAGCGAGACCGAGTATTCGGCCCGGCGACATTGTCGGGGGTCGCCCGGACTGCACGCTGCAGCGCACGGATGTCAGCAGGGCCAGCGGGAGCAGTGTTGCTCGGAGAGTCAGTATACGCAGGCCGGATCACATAAGCGATCGACTGATTGCGGACACGCCGCCAAACACCGTTCCCAGCAGACTGAGAGCCGTAGCTGCCAGACGAGGTGTTGCCCTCGATCGTCTGGAGCGTGCCTCCGCCAAGGTTCTTCTCGACGAAGCCCACGTGGTCCGTGCCGCCGCCGTCCCAGTCGTAGATGACGACATCGCCCGGTCGGGCGTCGTAAACTGATACGAAGTAAGCGTCAGGGTGCTGGCGGACCTTGTTGACGGTGTAGTCAGTGTTAAAGGAGAATCCTCCAATAGCGTCAATCTGCCCGCACTCGTCCAGACACATGCTGACGAAGAGCATGCACCACCAAACAGAGTCGGACGGTCCAGCAAGCCACTGCTGACCAGTTCGAGCTGCCCAGTATCGGCCAGCTTCGGATCCGGGCTGAGGGTCGTCTGGTGCATAGTAACCAATCCTCGCTGCGGCGCGAGCGAGTACGTTGTCTGCGATGCTCACTTCATCACCTCAGTAGTCTGGGAGACGTGAATGTCCTTGTCTTCCATGGGATCAGTGCCGATGTGGGCCTGCGGAGCAAGCGCCTCCTCGGGAATGTCTTCGTGACTGATCATTGTTATCCCTTCGTGCCAAGCTTAGCTCGCCTGGCCCTATTGAGTTCCCTATTCTGATTCATGATCTCGGCTTGGGACATCTTCTTATCGGGCTGGTTCTTTTGGTTACAGACCCGAATGAGTGTGAGTAGTCGGTTGATGTGCCATGTCTCACACTCGAATGGGATCTGGCAAGCGATCATCCAGTAGTAGATTAGCTCGGATGACGTGTATTCGCCAGATCCGGATTCGCCACCAGTCTCACGGATGGTGGTTGCGGTCATCGTGTCTGCCATGTAGGCACTAATACGATCGACCTCATGTGGGGGGATCCTATCCAGGAGCGACGGGTCATACTCTTCATCAGTGATCATACACTTGATGTAGATGGCCATCTCCTCAGCGGTGACTTTGTCGTTACCGATGAGGTGTTTATGGGTAATTGACTCCCATTTTGACAGCGCGACCAGGTTGTGCTCCAGGTGCAGGATTCCGCCAGGCATGGAGACAAAGGTGCCTGTCTCCTCATCGAACCCGTCGAGATCCGGGATAGAAACTATAAGCATTGCAGGCACCGAGGGCCCAGGAGTCTAGGTCTCTGAGCCCCCGGTGTGGTATATCAGCCTGCGAAGTGAACCTTGATCTCATCAGGCAGCAGGAGCTTGGGCTCAGTGGCCTGAGCCCCGCCCTGGCCAGCGTCGGAACCGAACAGCTTGGCCTCGAGGGTCTTCAGCTTACCGGCATCGACGTCCAGAGACGAGATGGTCAGCAGCGAGGTGGGCTTGGCACCAGACACGTTGACCGGAGTGGTGGACAGCTCCCAGGAGAAAGAGATCGCCTCGGGAGAGTCATTGACGGTCTTGTAACCCTTCTCAGAAGGAGAGGCCTTGCAGCCGTACAGGACGTGGAGCTTGTAGCCCTTGTCCTGACCAGCCACGTCGTCACCGATCTTGGTGCGGTAGACGAGACCGAAAGCCAGTCGGTCCTGCTGACCGATCTTGACACCCTTCGTCAGTGTGGCGGAACCGTCACACTGCTCGAACTCGTCGGGGTAGGTGTAGGCCTCAATTGTGGCCTTCAGCTTCTCAGCCGAGAGCATCGAGAGGTAAAGAATGTTGTCGGCGTAGAGGTCGGTAGCCTCGGCGCCCTCGGGCTTCTCGGAGATGGCGGTGATACCATTCCAAGCAACACCCTTGCCGTAGGTCTTCTGAGCAGGGTCGTACACATACAGTGCGCAGTGGTCGACACCAGTCTCAATACGGCGCTCACCAGTCTTGTCCCAGACAAGTGCAGCCATGTTAACTCCTAATAGTAGACGTCGAAGATGTCGTGATAGAGGTTGTCCGCTACGAGTCGAGACTCATGGCGGCTGAACAAAAGGTCCTCGATCTTCGTTCGTGTCGGGTCCTCGGGATGCCGGGCAATCAATGTAACCTGGAACCGGTTCGCTTTGATATACTTGATGTTGTCCGCGAACATCGGATCGCCCGGATGCCGCTCGTATACGATACACGGATACGAGAGCTTAAGCGACGGGAGCGGTTGGTAATAGACCTTATCCGACCCGAGGATCTCTACCAGCTTCTCATGGAGAGCTAGCCGTCGGTCCATTATACACCCCCGTCAACTCGAGAACCAGACGGGGGAACTTCAGCTCCACATAGGAGATCTTCCAAAGTCCCCCCATCCAGCGTACGTACTTGAGGTTCTGGATGTTATCCGTTAGAAAACCGTCAGCAATAATGCTGATCTGGTTACTGAGGTTGATACTTCCCAGAATCTCATCGCTGGCACCAAAGCGACGCGCTTCACGAAACACATCACCGTAGTACTGCTTCTCGACAATTTTGTCTTCCCAAATTCCCGGCTCGGTCTGGACCTGTGTAGCAAATCCTATCTCACCGAAGAATTTGGCCATCTATCACGGCTCCGCGACGACGTTACCAGTCTCGGTCTTCCGCTCAACGATGATGGCCGACTTCGGGTGAGTCAGCGCACCGGAGAGGCGGGTCTCCAAGAGGTAGTGGTACTGGTTAAAGCTAATGTCGAAGTCCTCAGCCGCGAAGAGCTGACCACCCTTGTCCGCACCGATGGTGTAATCGGACATATTGACGATGATGCCGAGAGCGTCGACAGTGCCGTTCTTGGTGGAGGCGCGCTGCAGACCCTTCATCAGCGGGACCTTGACGATCTTCGAGACACCGACGTAGTCAGCAAGCTCGGAGACGCTGCGGAACAGACGGTGACCCATCTTGTCCTTGAGCAGCAGGATCTCGGTGACCATGTGCGGCTCGGCGAACCAGGTCGGGTTTCCAGCACCGTCGTAGTCGTCCATGGCGCGGACAATGGAGTCCAGGACGTCCTCGGTGGTGGTCTCCTTGGCCAGGACGACACGAGGAGCGTAGAGGCTGTCCTCCTTGTAGATCGGGCGGATGCAGTCCTCCTTGATCTTGTCCTTAGAGGAGGCCTGACGACCATCACCGATGAGGACGGCTCGACCGAGCTCCTCCTCGATCATAATCTTCATCTCGCCTCGAATCCAAGACACCACGTCAAAGTCAGTGATGTCCAGGATGTCATCCCTATCCAACCTCTGCTTCTTGTAGATGGTGGTCGGCGAGGTGACACGCTGCAGAAGCGTGAAGACCTCGTCTTCCTTTTTATTGCCCTTAATGTAACCCTTAGCACGGGCCTCGTCGGCCGTGATGTCGGCGAAGCGGGTACGGATTCGAGAGAAGGGCGAGTGCTTGGCGCCACCCACAACAGCGTTGACCCAATCGGTCTTACGCTTGATGAACTCCGGGGTGTTCCACAGATCCTTAGCCTCAGGGAAGAGGGTCTCGATCTGCTTGATGCCATAAGCGTCAGCGTGAGCCAGGATGGCCTGCTTCAGGGAGCCGCTGGAGCGAGCGTCCTCGAAGATGGTCTCGACCTGGGCGTGAGTCAGGACGGGGAGCTCCTCGGTGGTAGCGGAGCCCTCAAACACGTTCTTGTGAGCCATAGTATCCTCAGTTGTGTCGGAATGGGCGGTGTCCTCAACCTCTTCGGTCTCCGACTCCTCCGCCTCTTCATCTACGGAATCGACGAGCTGTCCAACGATGGCGTAAACCGCCGTCTTCTGCTCCTCGGTCATTCCATCGAAGATCTCCCCGAGAGTGGGGTCGTCCTCGTCGCCCTCAGCCTCATCGGCCTCCGGCTCCTCCTCAGCGTGCTCAACGTCATCCGTCTCCTCCGCCTCGAAGTCCTCATCCTCGTCCTCATCACCGTGAGAAACGAAGTCCAGCTGCGCATCAGTGTAGATGACAGCCTCAATCTCATCGCCGTTGTCACCATGCTCGATGGAGACCTGGTCGATAAGGGCACCAGGATTGGCACCACGGAGCACCAGGCTCACCTCGACGAGCTCGCCGTGGACAACGTCATTGCCCTTAGCGCGAACGTGGGTGGCGTAGATGCTCATCGCCTTGATGTCGCCGTTCTTGACCATCTCTCGAGCGGTCCGGCCACGATCGGTGTTGTTCAGATGGGCATAGGCGTAGACCCCATCCTCTCGGACCTCCAGGTCGGCATGCCCGAGGACGTTCTCGACGTCTCCGTGCTTGTGTTGCCAGACCAGAGGTACGGTCTTCCCATCGTACGCCGCGAATGCCCCGTGCCGGATGATCTTGTTGTCCGAGCACCGAACATCATTCTTCGTGGCGTAGCCAGAGAAATCGCACTTAACTGCCATTTTGACTACTCTCCATCAGTTCGGAAATTGGTACCTCCGATGCAGGGGTCTCGTCGACTGGCTCTTCACCAGGCGGCTGTTCCTCGCCCATCGGATTGATGTTGGAGTTCACCAACTGGTTCGCTGTCTCGTCTTCGGACTGGGCCCAGCCGAACTTCGGGCGAAGCTCATTGGCCGTACCAATCTCGTTACGCTTGACAGAGTCGACCAGCTTGGACATCTCCTCCAGCGGGACATTGAGGAACGGATCCTCGATCGCCATGATCCGCTGACGCTGCGTTCGGGCAGTCTTGGTGAGGAAGGTCCGGGTGATAGCGTCCGTGATCGCCTTCAGAACTGGACGAACCGTTCGGTTCTGGTAGTTCAGCATCTGTCGAGCATCGGCCTTACCGGTGAATACATCCTCAGTCATTCCGAGCTGGTTGTACAGCTGGGTAGTGAGCCACTGGATCTGACTCATGAGGTTGTTCTCGGAAGGTCGGTTCAGCTGAGTGATTCGCTCGGCACCGTCGGTGTAAGCGATACCATACTGAGACCCTGCGAGCTGTTCCTCAATTGCCTTACGTCGTGCCTCGGCCTGCTGCTTCTTGAGCTCAGTCTTTACGACATACGGAAGCTGAATGATGATGTCCAGCTTGCCGGATCCAGACTGCTTGTCAATGGCATCGAGCAGATGCAGCTTCTGAGTAAGTCGCTGCAGAGTCGAGCTAGGAGCGTTCATCACACTGTACAGAGGATTCTGCACAATAGCGACGAATTCCTTGTCGAGCGTCAACTGCTCTCGCTGTCCGGTTTGGTCATTGTAGACCTCCACCCGGACGTGGCGAGGATACCAGTTCAGGATCGTGCCGATACGCATCGACTTGACGTCGTAGCCCTGGGTCATATCAGGACTCACGTCTGTATCGACAGGGACGATCGCCACAGCGCCTTCCTCGAACAGAGTCAGGACGAGATCCTGGAAGAATCCCTGTCCAGTCTGATCAATGTTGGCACTCAGAGACAGACAGTCATCCAAGTAGCTACGGTAGTAGCTCTTGAGGTTGCCGTTCTCATCAGTCTTGACGTGTCGGATCGGGACATTTGATACGTCGATAGCAATCTGGTTGTAAATGCTAGTGACAATCGTCTGATCCCCGACAACAGGCCGGTAGTTCAGGTTCGGATTTCCAAAGGTCCACGATCCATACTCGGGTGTGAAGTTCTTCTTGTCCGGAGACCTGGTGAATGCATTCCAGGCGTGGCTCAATCGGTCGGTTAAACCCATTTCACCTCCTTGCTCATTCGAATGCCTCCTTGTTGATCTTGTATGCCACGAAGGCATCCATCAGAGCAGCCACTGAGTCGATCTTCTCTTCCGAGCGCTTCTTCAGCAGCTTTCGGTTACCGTTGGTATCCTCAAGGGTGACACAGTTCCCCATGGTGAAAGACATGAGTTCCTGGTCGAAGATGAGGAGTCGCTCGGCAGCAAGCTTCTTCAGTTCCCCAAGTGGGACCGATTCTGTCCTGGCTCCCTGAATGACCTTCTCAATACCATACGGGCCGTTCTCCTGCTCCCACCGGGTTACGAACTCCTTGGCGTTGTACGGGTCGAACCCAAATGCCGAGACGTCGTACTTTTGTTCATCGATGTACTGGTCTAGATCTTCATAGACTTCCATCATGTCCAGGACGGTACCCTCCATGACTCGGAGGCTTCCTTCTTGGATGAACTCGTCATACTTCTGACGCAAAGCACCAGGCAACTTCATGAGCGTCAGCTCAGAGATGTATGCTAGTGTCTTTACACCGAAAGCCTGATTCCTGAGTGGGAATAGGAAGGTGAATGCACAGAAGTCATCACCCTGGGACAAGTCTGCGCCCATAGCACACTGCATGTTCCAGAATGTATTCTTCCTATGCGGGATCGTCTCCTCGTAGGTGAAGAAGTACGTGTATCCCTCCATAGGGATCCCGAACCTCTTGGCGAGGATGTCGTTTCGAGCGGCAGGAGCTTGCTCCATTCGATCGACGTCCTGCTGGTACCGATCATAAGAGACAGTAATGCCGATGTTCGGCTGGGCTTTAACCCACATAGCAGGATCTGCTACTTCCTTGATGTCATCAAGTCTGTAGTAGAAGATTGAGATGTGAGGGGCGATGTATTCGCCCTTCAGTATTTTGAGCAACTCCATCTTCATGGTGTCACCCACCGCATTGCGGATGGTTCCCTCAGATGAGACGGCTAGAATGACCGGATCATCGATCTTCGAGGCACCCTGTTCGAGTGCACCGACAACGTCCTCACGGATATCGCCGGAAAGCCACTCATCCACCGTACAAACCTTGGGTCGAAGGCCCTGTAGCTTGTCGATAGACATGGGTCGAACCTCGAGAAGGGATCCGGTGAGGAAGTTCTCCACACCTTTCTTCGTAGCAACCAGCTTCTGGCGGTTAGCCCTCGCACCGGTTGTATTTTGAATAGATCCCTCAGTCAGGAACTTGTACAGCGGACCTCGGGCTCGAGTGATAGCGGTCCGGAATGGACCCATCACCTCTTCAGCCTGCTTCATGGTCGGAGCCGTAGCAATCTGATGCGTCGTGGTAGTGTCAATCACCAGGAAGTAGTTCTGGATGAGCGACATGTACATCGACTTCGCTGCTCCACGAGCAACGATCAGATACTGCTTGATTGTAAGGCGCTTCTTTACGGTTTTGGTCTCATAGCGACCGCCTACTCCGTCCTCGTATGGGACGAAGACCTGGCGATCCTCGAAGTAATACCATCCAAGGAGCTGTTCGGCCCAGAGCTTGAAGCTGTCGAGCAAGTGGAGGTCGGCTCCGTCGGACAGAGTAAGCTCATTCTCGCAGTATGCGATGAATCCTTCCACGGCTTGGTCGTCGTAGTAGTATTCTGGATTGGCAACTAGTGCGTCAATCCGGTTCATCTCACATGAGATCTCTTCACATACTGGAATCTCACCTCGGATGACTGCATCACGAAACTGCCCGTAGTATTTTGGTACTGCGGTGTTCGAGAGCATTACTTAGCAGTGCTCCCAGGATTACGAGGATACCGCTTCTTCTTAGGCGAGGGCTTAGTCTGCTTGAATGACTTAGGCTTCTCGATCTGCTTTCGTTCAGGAGACTTCTTGAGTGCAGGACCACCAATAGACTTGGCTTCCTTCTTGGTCTCCTCGGCTACGACAGAAGCTGCCTCAGCGGCTTCCTTAGCCTTCTCCGCCGCCTTCTTAAGAGTCTCGGCTGCGGACTTCCCTTCCTTACCAGTATCGAACGACTTATCGAAGGCGGTTTTCATGGCCTTGGTTGCTGCGTACGTACCGGCCTTGGTCAGAGAGTTCTCGAGGATCGATCGAGTGACTTCACGACCTCGAACCAGGTGGCGATCGGCCTTGAGCTCCCGATAGCGTTTCTCTTGCTCCAGCCGCTTAATTCGGGACTGAAGCTCGGAGTCGCTGATCTTCTTGTATCCGCGATTTGCGAACTTCTTTCGGGCCTTTGCGTCGGCCTTTGCCTGCTTCTTTCCGGCAACTCGGGCATCGTGAGCCTGCTTAGCCTTTCGGACGCTGGACGCTGTCTTTCGGGAAGCGTCGACGGTGAAACGCCCAGTCTTCTTGAGGGCTCTAGCTGTTGCGACACGTCCGGCGGAAGCCTTCTTACGAATGACGCCCCATTTCTGGCCTTTTACGCCGTGGTGGACGAGGTCTTCTACCTCTGCTTCCCCTCGGTCTGATAGATCAGTCGCCATGCTGCCTCCTCGATCAGCTTCTGGTATGCCGATACCAAGAAGGAGTTCCCCGGTGGGTCGAAGAACAGCTTAACCTTCATGGCGATGTATGACTTGATAGCTGCCTCGTCATCGATCTGGTCGAAGACAGTCCAAGCGGTATCTTTCTCAATCGGGGCATCGCATTTTGGCCCCAATTGTGCGAGATCCATCCGTGCAGTGTTGATATGCATCAGGATCTGGTCATCGAAGGCGTCATATCCCGGCATGATGCCGATTGCCTTCTTAGTATCTTCAAGAATGGTTCCCATTAGATCCTCCAGGGAGCTTGATCATTCGGTCGACGCTCAACAACTCGTGGTGTCAACCTCGATCGGTCTCCGAAGTGTATCGCGTTGTGGGTATTCTTGGTTGTCGTGATGAGAAACTCTGGCTCGAGGATGTCTGGATTGAATTCCTCGAGATCTTTGGGTTGAATCGGATTCATGTGGTGGATTAGCGGCATGTATCTGATGTCAAGTCCCTCGATCCCGAGGTCACAGGCTTCATCTCGAGCCAGAACAAAGTTCCTGACCTTCTTCCACTCCGTTGAGGTGTAGAATCGTTGGTTCAGGTAACGATCGAAGCCAAACGTGGCTGTACCGACTTGCCCGGTGAGAGCCAGGTAGTCAAACCGCTCCTCAAAGGTCTCGAGGCGCGCCAGTTCAGTATACGTTCGTAACATCTCCCGCTCCAGAGTATGTACGGAAGGCTTCGATGGCTTCTTTGGCAATCTTCTCGGCTTGCTCAGCGCTGACGAGCGCCGTCTTCTTCGCCTCGAGGAGTGCTGTTTCGTTCCTCAGCTTCTCTACCTCCAGCTGTTCTCTTGTGGAGGCGAGCTTGAGGTAGTGGTTCACCGTGGTTGCCGGTGCTGTACCCTCTCGAAGCTGCTTCTCAGCAAGCTCAAGCGCCAGATTGATCATTTGCGCTTCGCGTTGCTCTACAGTTCGAGCTGGTTTAGACGGGGTTGCGGCCCTTTTACCCATAGTTGCTCCTTAGATAGAGGGCGTTTGGGGCCAATTAGGGGTTAGATTCTAGGGCCCGTTGTGAGCGAGACCAGCAGGAAGAAAGGAGCACACGAGAAACTTCCTGTGGGCCCTAGAACCTAGTCCCCAATTGGCTTTCCAAATATCCCTCCGGGGAAAATATGGAGGGGGCGGCGA